GTAGTCCACCCACGAGGGGACTTTCCGCCGTACACTATCTCTAACCACCTCCGTTGGTCTTTGGAGAACCAGCCTTCCTCAGGACACGGATAAGAGGACTGAAAGTAGTGTATGAAGCGGCAGACGCTGTCACTCCACATGGCACCTCCAAGCCATAGCCCGATCAAACGGGAGAGTGAAACGTCAATCGACCTTACAGCCGACTCGGGATACAGAGCGAGTTTAAACCACTCGTCATCTTCACGGTGCGCATGACCATCACGGTAAGTCGTTCCCAACAACTTGAACTCGTTAGGGTTTGAGGTGATCTCACACTTCTCAGTACTCAAGATCATTTGCACCGCCGCGACATCCTCAGCCGCGGTATCTAAGCACAGGTTTCTCCCAGCACGGAAACCTGAATCATCTCCCAGAACACGAAGCCCGCGTATCTGGAGACCTTGGCAAGCGGTGAGATACTCGACGAGAATGTAATTGACAACACTGTCAACCATCTGCGTCCACCACGAGCCTGAAGGCACACCACCTGACTTCCGAAACATACGGCCGTCAGGCATCAGAATAGGTGTTGCAATGAAATAATGCACCATTCCGTCCCAAACGTTACGCCACTTCTGACGTTCACGCTTCGACACTTTTTCACCATGCCAGGTCTCAAAATCAATGTTCTGCCTTAGTATATCAAAGGCCACACGAATCAACCAGGAAGGAACCTTTGTGTCGAAGGACTTAAAATCTAGTCCATGCAAAATCTCACCCTCTCTCATCCCACAGGTCCACTCAGTATAGAGGCGTTGCGCCGACTTTCCGTTCAACATCGGCGTATTCGGATCTGCCATGTAAGCATGGTACATCCTAGGAGCGTATTGGCCCTCGATACAAAGCATCTCTGCGGGGTAAATCCACACTAAACGGGTCTTAGGGTCGGAGGCTTCTGACATGCCTCCTCTCTGCCCGGCCAGGCAAGGGGGAAACCTGACGCGTCTTGGATCGAAACGTCCTCTACCATCTTGCTTCATGCGGTGTGCTAGCCACCGGGTTTCATGATAGATATCCTCCATCACTTCACCTTTCTTCTTGCCCATGAACGAGACTCCTGCAGCCGTATCACGGCGTAGGAACTGTCCAATCTGGTGCCAATCTAGAGGCTCCTGTTTCCACGGGAGCTTGAAAGCCTTTCGGGCTCTAGAAATAGCTTTTATCATGCACCTGCGTTGAACGCGGTTTAAGCTAGTTGGTAGCTTACGGTCTACATCGAACTTGGCAAGGGATTTGTACATCCCCATCGTGCCTTCAGGCCTTCGAGTGTATCCGTAAATACGGTCGTACGTTTCGCGAGAAAACTCTTTTAATGAGCATCGCACCCACGGGTCAGTGTTCGACTGACCCGAGTATTGCGAATAGCCACCGTACCTGGCTATCTCAGTGAGCGAATCGGATTTGAAGTTTCTTGGAAGTATGTCATAGCTGGCTCCTCTCGTCCTTTCTGAAGGGACGAGAGTGGAATCGTCAACCAAATGGGACTCCACTACTAGTACATCGTTGAAACTGGGGTCTTCGGGCGACAAATCCATCAGGCCGAAGAAGAAAAAGAGGCGAAAAACTCCTGTTAGACAGGC